GGTACTGGAAAGGGCATATAATATAATTTCTGGTTCTTGACCGTATTTTTGTGAAGTTGGGATTTCAAAGAAATTGGCACTTGTGTTTCCGTCTTTACGAATGAACAATTGCCTTTTATAATCCCCATAGTGTTCTCCTTCCCCTGTTTCAACGGTATTTGACATCCCATAAACACACAATTTATCTACAATTTCACTCTTATCACCATCAAAATTATCAGCAAACTCAACCCACATTTCTTTGATATACTTGTTCAAAATGGGCGATTCTGTCATTCCGTCAAGGTTTTTTCTTGGGTCAAAAGAACTACTTGTTGCCCATGATGTCAATTTGGCTTTTGTTATTGAAGACGACGGAAATTTTGAATAGTCTATCTCAAGCCACACATACACACCTTGACTGGTTCTTGTGCAATATAAAGATTCGTCAGCTTTAATTAAAATTGAACAAATTGCAGTAGCGTTTGTATCATTGCTATCATAAATGAATAGATACGAAGATGATACGGCAACTGTTATCCATAAATCTATATTTCCAGCCCCGTTTACGTCTACAAACAAAGTTTTGATAAAAGAATTACATGCCTTGCTATCCGTGAAAACTATCGGTTCACTCCTTTGTTTTAAATCATCCACGTCAGAGATAACACTTGACAATCCGCTTTCATTATGTATTGCAAGGGTTATCCAATTACCATTTGAATAGATTTTTTCTGCCCAACTTTCAGAATCAACTGGAACTGCATAGATTTTTTTAGGGTCTATGTTCGTAGTTGGCAATGATTGTACGGCTTGTGAAGTGAATCCGCTTTCTTTTAACGACGCAAGAAACTCATCTTGCGTCTTATTCTCGTTCCCATCTTGCTCTCGCCAAATCTCGTAGGCCGACTTGCCCTTCATGTTGAGAATGGCAATCTTGGCTAAGTCAAAGTTGGAGTTTACCGCATCTATGACGCTGCCGAATGTGCCTGTCTTGGCTACTTGGTTGAATATTATAGTTGTATTGTTTGCCATAATTCCCTCTTTATGTCGTTATTACTTCTGTCACAGTCCTATTTGTCAAGTATATAGAGAATCCGAAATCACCGTCATTTGGCGAAGCATCGTCACCCACACCAACAAGGAATTTGTGATTCGTGTCATCGAATGTTATGATACTTGCGTTTACGTGTACGCCATTCACACCATATGAATGAGCAACGACGATTAAGTCACTTGCAAACGTAAGATTTTGCCAATCCGATGGCAATGTTACCCAAAACCTACCTTCGCTATTAAGGTCGGCTACATAGGTAAAGCTGCCATTAGAGTCATAGCTTTTCTTTTGCTCAACGAACATCGGACTTGCATTCCTATCCACATGAACATACACGAATGCAATTTGCAAAGCCTGTCTGAATCGCATGAGGTCGGAATAACTGTCTGGAATCCACCTGTACGTCCCGTTGTCGTCTATACATTTCAGCTTTATCTTTTGTCCCTTGTCAAGCGTTACACGGCATAGTTGATAGTTTCTGCTCGGGCTGATAGTCGTAACGTTTACGATTACGCATGGCTTGTTGACGTAGATGTTCGCTTCACCGCCAACGTACTTTTCGATTGTCGGCAATTCAATGAGCGGCAGAACGTTTCCCGTAGGCTCGCAATCCATTTGCAAGTTAAGCCCCGTCTTATCCAAGTCAAGGACAAAAGGCGTTACTTCCCATCCGCTTGTAGATGATGGATGTGAGTTTTGCGTTATATTGCTGTCATTGATGATAAGGTACGGTGTATAGATGTTTCCGCTTATCCATGCTTCGATGCACTTCATTACGCCGTTTTCATCCAACGACCATTTTCCGTCTTGTGATTGCACGTTCTTAAAGATGCCACCAAGAGCGTATATATATCCACGTAGGCAGATGTCATTAAGGATAGCACGACCGCCATGCGTAACCACGAATTTCGCCATTTCTGCGACTTCTGAATCATTGGGCATATATCGTGGGTTACTATACTTCATTGCCGTGTAGATGGCTTGTTCCAACGTACCACCACCATAAAGGAAAGGAGAATGTTCGTCAATATACAAACCGCTCATGCCGCCCGTTTCTTGCGTAAATTGCTTGTCCCTATACATTCCGACCTTGACAAGCTGGGTAAGCACAAGACCGCCAATAATCTCCGTCGATGCTTCCGTTATCGCCCTTTGTAGGTAAGACAATTCAAGGAACTTAGCCAAAGACTTGTCGTTGTCCTTTTCGCTCTTTTGGTACTCAGATGGGATATTGCCTCGAATGAGCATAACGTCCATCAGCATTACCTTAGATGTGGCTTGGAAAGTCAACATGCTATCATCCGATGTAGTTTTGAAAGGCAAATCAACCCTTTGTACGGAATTGTAAACCTTCACGGCATTTGTCACGCCGCCAAACGAAACGTTCAACGTAGTTTCGGTTGTGTCTGGGCAACAAGCCTTGAACGAAAGCACAAACCACGTATCAATACTTATTCCGCTTTCTATCGTTTGTTTCAGAGAGCCGTTGTTGATAATAGCAACTGAACCGCTAACGCTCCTTCCAATCCTATCCTTATAATCATCGGAAATAGTTGTATCGTCAACACTCTTTACTTCAACGTTTCTCGCTTCCCAAAACTTCAATGGGTCAGAGAAGATAACCGTATCGGCTGAAACGGTGTCATTCTCGCTTACTTCTTCCGAATCAAAGTTGCCAGTGAATCCGCTGTTGCGTATAAGGTTGCCCTCCGTTATTCCCAAGTCGTTGATGTCACGACCATCGGCTAAAGTGGAGTTATTCTCAATCCTTAATACGGCACTTAAATAATTGCCGTTTCCAGCGATTACGGCAACACGATTGCTTGCACCAACATTGAAGGAGTTGATGCCACGATAGCTAACGTACAACGGTGCCTTAATGCTCGTGTCGTTAAGGAAAGTATCAAAGTCAATGAATGGGATATTGTAGGCAGAAATGACGATTGCATTCTGCCTGTCTGCGATTGTCCTATTACCAAGTTGCGATACATCGTCGCCAACCATCGGGTTAGTGGAATCAGCCTTACAATCATTCTTGCTCAACACAATCCAATGGAAAGAATAGATGTTGTCGCCTTCGTCGTTGTCACCATACTCAATACCTGTGGCAATATCCATCTTTACTGGAGTTGAAGACTTGCTTGTCACCAATCGCCAATAGTTCTTTGAACCACCATCGCTAACGTTAAACTCAACATGTATTGCTTGGTCGTTCACTTCCCATTGGTTGTTGATGGTACGCTCACCATCCTTTGCTTTGAAGTAGCATTTCCAACCAGTCAAAACACCACCTTCACGAATTTCCTTGATGTAGTCAATCCTACAATTCGCAGGGGTAATGATAAGTTGACCGCCTACCGACTTGATTTCGTCAATGATAAGCGTGAAGAAATGAGCCTCTTGTGCGGTAAGTTTCTTGAATATTGCCTCTTGCGCATTTATGTTATTCAATATGGCATTTCCGTCACCGTCAATAGACCACTTTTGCGCTGCACCAAAGGCAATACCTTTCAAGAAAGTAATCACGCCCCTTGCTACATCATCATCCGTCTTTGAAAGTTTCTTTGAAAGTTCAATCCATACGTTACGACTATAATCTTGACGCAATATGGATATTAGGCTACCCAAACGTTCAACATCATCCGCAACTTGCCCTATTTGGTTCAATACCACTTCGATGTTATCCGTAAGCGTAATGTCATATTGTGGCAACGTGCCATAGCCATACTTGATTGATAGTTGCTTAACGTACAATTGCAATACGTTACCAGCAAAATCAAAGCGAATGATTGTGTTCGTCTTTATTTGCGACAATATGTTTGTATGCGTTGCAAGGAAATGTTCGTCAAACTTCAACGGGTAATCATAATAATACACGTTGTTTTCAAGCATGTAAGATTGCATCATATCATCCAATCTTAACTCCGCATTGTGTATATACTCAATTGGCAACGATATTCCCAATATAACGAAATTATCGCCACTATTAGGGTGTTGGTATGTGTTGGGCAACAATATTCCAAACGTGTTGTTATCCTTTTGCGCTATAACGCTAATTTGCCCATTGTTCGACTTTGGGTATCTCGTTAAATCCCTTTGCGTTCCGTTAGGTACAAAGTTGCCGTTTTCATCATAGAAATTGCGCTTGTAATCATCCCAATCAACTTGTATGTTGAACGTGCAACCCATGCAATCACCGCCGCGCATGTTTATTTGCATTTCCTCCGTTATCGCTGCACAAGCATAAATGTCGAACGACAATTGTGGCAACGTGATTTGGAAATATCTTTGCAAGTAATTTCCATCATCATCCATCGTGTCATCCCATGCGCTTGCTGGCGTCAAGTCTGCGTTCAATGGTATTGCGCTTACCAATCCTATTTCACGTTCGCTATCCAATTCTGGCTTCACGTCAAACTCATGGCTTTCATACGATGGCGTAAGCGGATTTATGTTGTTGTGATAGTCGTTGCCAATCGCATCATAGTAATCAACAAGTTCTATCGTTGGGTCGTAATCATCAGCAAAGGGATTAACTTTCTTGTTCACGCAATCCGTGTAAACGCTTGGCATAAGGTGCTTGCGTGTGAATGGGTGCTTGATTAACTTAACGTATTGCCCTCCTACGATTCCTTTGTATATTGGGTATGATAGTGGATTGCTTGCATCGTTGTTTATCGTGTAATCCCAATCTTGATTGCCAGTCCATACGATTTGCGGATAGCCAAACGGAACGTTGTTCTCACTGCCGTAACCGCTAATCCTCGTAATGATTTTGTTGTTTCTTGGCGTGCGTGAGTTATTCTTCAACCCTACGCCCTTACCATATCGAAAGACAAAATGATTATTCATTTGCCTATCCAACGAACTTGCATATATTTCATTCGATGGCAAACCGACGACAATGACGAAACGCTTGCTACCTCCTTCCGTTGAATAATAGTCTATTTCTTGGTTGTGTTCGTCAATGTAGGTATATTCGCCTTCCTTGATTGCATCAACCACGAAAGGAACGCCCCACGTATCATAACCTTTCTTTAACGCATCAGCAATTGTTTCATTGTTGAATTGCAACACCTCGCTTAATTCGTTGTCTTTTTCTTGCGGAAACCTTACGCTCTTGACGACAACCCATTCCGTACCTTGCAAGTTCTTGTTTATCTTTGCAATGTAATCGCTTGGCGTTCCAATCCAACTAAACTCCTTGTTTTCGGAAAGATAGCGTTCTTGGTTGCTTGATGTTGCAACGTCGCTAAATGGCAAATTCGCCAACAAGCACATAGGATGGTAGAACACAAAGGAATACTTTGTCATGCCGCTTAGTTCTGAATTGTCCCTTACCAATCCCTCTTTTGTAATCGTTGGTGGGTTAAGCAATAAATACTTTACGGCTTGCTCGTTTTCATCGCTTGGATTCTCCTTGTATTCGATGTACTCTTGCATAGTAATAGGAAGCGTGTTGTCCTTGTAATAGACATCACCCGTTATCTTGTCACCAAGCGACATGACAACGCTTTCAAACGTTGATTTCCTTAATGCCAAACCAAAGAACGATGTTCCGTCTTGGTTGTATATCGGAAACGTATAATTTCTTCCTAAAACGTTTTTAGCCATCTTGATAATTTTACAATTGCAAATATAATGCAAAGAATTGAAATCCACAAAGAAAATTTATATAATTTTGGAATTTTTACAACTTCCATTGTCGTTTCCCTTATTTCCGTAACAATGGAATCACGCCAACATGTATCATGACGTTCCACAACCCTGTCACGCCACCTTGTCACGTGCTTGTTTTTTTCCAAGAACATCGTATCTCCCTTGACGTACCTGTTCACGTACACGCTATCCGTTGTTTTGTCTATCAACGTATCATGTACGGTGTTCGTGATATAGTGATTGACGTCACGGTCACGATATTCTATCTTCGTTTTCGTTGCGCATGATGAAAGCAAGACGATGATTAGCGTAATGATTGCCAACTTTATGGTTGGTACGATGCAACCACACCTTTTCATCATTTTCTCTTGCCACAATTGCTCGAAATATTCCTTGTCACTCATAATTTTCCTTGTTGTTTATATGTTCTTGTATTCCCTTGTTGCATCAAAAGACGGGCACGCCTTATTTGCGTAATCCCTATGCCCATGAATCTTTGCTTGTGGGTATTTCCTACGCAACTCACGCAAAAGCGCAACCAAGGCTTTCTTTTGCGCATCCGTGCGTGTATCCTTTGGGGTTAGACCGTTGTATTGGCAACCACCAACATAGCAAACGCCAATGGAATGCGAATTGTGGTTTGTGCAATGTGCGCCAACAAGATTAACGTCACGACCAACATGGATAGAACCATCACGATACACGACGTAATGATAGCCAATAGTGGCAAATCCACGTTGCTTGTGCCATCGTGTTATATCGGCAATGGTATAGTCCCTACCCTCGCTCGTCGCAGTGCAATGCACAATGATTTCGTTTATCCTACGGCTTGATGTTTTCAACGTCAAAGGGTTTGCTTCTTTGTCACCAAGCAATAGCGACCAAGTTGCATCACCAACGATTCCATCGTCTTTCAATCCGTTCTTTCGTTGGAAATCACGAACTGCTTCATCGGTGATTAAGCCAAATACGCCATCAACTATTAGATGCAAAGCCTTTTGCAAGACCTTCACGCTTTCGCCAACACTACCATTCCTTATCGTTTCCCTTTTCATCTTTTTGCTTTTTTTCTTTTTCCAACTTTGTCGGCAACGTAGTTATTTCCTCTTCGTCCATTACATTCACACGTTTGCGGTGCAGACAACCAGCCACACCGCACAGAAAAGGGGAAAGGCAATCCAATCTTCTACCAAGACGTGCAATGTCTTTCTTGTATTCGATTTCCATGTCGGTTAGCTTGTTTTGCAATTCGTTGTACTTTTGCACCATCGTTTCATTCTCGTTGCGCAAAGTGTTCCTGTCCTCCTTGTAATGGTCACGTTCCTCTCGCACTTCGTTCAAAGTTCGATTCACGTCAGCCAAAGTGGTGTTGTAGTATTCCTGCGCCTCTTTGTTTGCTTGCGCCTCCGTTTGCTTTGCTTCTCCATTGGCTTTTTTCCTGCTTGCACGCCAATGCAAGAACCAACCTCCACCAAAGAAAATCGTTACCATCGTATTGATGATACTATAAACTTCCATTCCCATTTTCCTTGCGCCTCCTTTCTATATTATGACATTCCCGTTTGCACACGATTGTCGATTATCTCATCACTCCTATTAACGCTCATGTTGTTCGCTTTTGTGGCGTTGCTTTCAATCTTTCCTTCCGTTTGTGGCACAAGCGAACCACGTTCCTTTACGATGCGCTCTATCTCGTCGGGTGCTGCATCTGGTGACTTTTCAATGATTGTTTGCATGGAAAGCCACTTAGCTTCCATAGAAAGATTCGTAATCTTCGTATTGTTCGTTTCCAAAGACCAAGGAACAATCTCTGTGGTAATCCTTAACTTTGCGAACTTGTCAACGCCATTGCTTTCCAAATCCAATCCCTCTTGGTGCAAGTAAACCATTTCGTTGACGAATTTCTTCCAATCTTTTGCGCTTTGCGTTGCCAATGCGTAGTCGTTTGACATCGCAAGTGCTATGCCATTGCCACCACTATTCGTTGTCGTAATGTCCTTTGGCGTAATGAACGACGTGGATGAGAAAAGCGAAATCTTTTCCTCCAACGCCTTCAAGTATTCATTCATCGTGGTTGGCTCTGGGAATTTCAAAACGTCTGCGGATTGCTTTCCATTCGTCGTATCGCTTGAAAGGTTGATTATCAACGTTGAACTATCACGCTTGAAAGATTCTGCGTCCATATCGCCAGTGAAAACAAGCGCAAACGTACCGAAACGCTTTAAGGCTATGTTTGCGATATTCGACATGAACTCCCACATCTCTATGCTTGATTCCGCATACTCCCATGCAACCTTTCCACGCTTGAAAAGCAATGGACAACGACTATAACCATGCACTTCTTGTTGTATATCCCAACCGCTTGCATTTTGAACGCAGCGATAATGGTTTTTCGCATCGTAAGTGTCAATGATTATCTTATCGTCAATTTGGTACACCAAGGAACGTGCAATCTCATATCCGTATTCATCACAATTGGGAACGATTTGGTATCCATCCTCATAGCTATACGTTGTTACCACCGACTCGTTCATTCCCTTGTCAAATCTGAACAACACCCCGCAATTTCCAAGTTGCTTGCAAATGTTTATGGCTTGCGAAAGGTGATAGTCCATGTTGCGATATTCCCATTCATCCTTAACGTTCTCGAATGGATTAATGCCACCATTTTTCGTATCTTGCTTTCCAAGCGTGAAAAGCAATGGGTTAGACGTAAGTGAGCGAACATGCGCAGCGTGAATCAACTTTTGGAACGATGCCGTTTGCGTCATATCCATCATGCCAAAGTTCAAAGGGTTGCCATCAATGCGAACCTTGATATGTGGTATCGACTCATTCAATAATATGTGGTGCAAGTCTGGTCTATACTCTGTGATATACCTATCCTGCGATATTGGTGCAAGGTCTAATTGGCAAAATCCTGTATCTATCAACGTATTGTTAAACAATAAGTTGGATTGACTATCAACATCACCCTCGTACCCGTGGCTGCGCATAAGCCCCCCACGTGTGAAAGGCTTCATCATCATCAACCTTTTGGGGTCTTCAAGAAACCACTTAATATCATGTTCTCTAATCATCTTTCTTCTTTTGCATTTATATTGTACTAAGAATGTTTAATATGTCGTTTGAGTGACGTATCTTTCTTACACGTTGTATTCTCGTATCAACAAAATCTCGCTCGTTGTTCACGTTAAGCAAAGCCAACATGTCGTCGGATTGGATTTTCGTTTTCATCAAGCCAGCGTCCTCTTTCAACATCTTGTGGCAATCGTAAATGCTACCTCCACAAAGCAATATGACGTTATCGAAAAGGTCTGGTGACATTCCCTTTAAAATGGTGTGCATCCTTTCCTTATCCATCATGGCTATGCGTCCGTTTGGCGTCTTTCCGAATTGAAACACACGACTTTCAAATATCATGTGCTTCAACAACGTAGTGCCGCCTTCCCTTTTCATGTTCTTGTGGTTGTATCTTGCGTTAGCCAACGTTGGCTCGTAGTGTATCAATCCGCTTTTTATCATTTCCATTGCAACATGACCGCTTTCATCCTTCATCGTCTTGAATTGGTTCTTGCCACGATTCGAAGGGCTACAAGCACCGCTGAATTGTATCGCTCTTGGAAAGCAATCACGCAAGAAGCCAAACCCTTGCACGTCAATTATCATTTCCTTTTCTTGCAAGTTGTGCTTGTTTCGGAAATTGATAGCTTCCATGACAGCCTCACGATTGCTGTTGTGCATTGAATACTTAACATCACGGCACAGCCAACCATAGTGCGACCAAAGTTCCCAATACTTGAATATCAAGTTGTCGAAGCCAGTGGTTGCCATATCCATCGTCATGCGACGCTTTAGTAATACGCTATCATGTGGCTTTTCCATCATTCGGAACATTCGTTGCACGTCAATTGTGCTTAGTTCAACATTCGCCAAATCTTCGCTATTCGTTTCCTCGTCTGTGATAGAATAGTTCCAATTAACGGCATAGGATGAAGCCGCTGTTGCGCTATTCGCTGCCAATCCACGATAACGCTTGTTCTTTGCCAACATCTTCTTGTTATCCCTAACATCGAACGTAAAGAACGCCATAGAAAGTATGTAATCCTCGTATGACATGTCCTTGTCGTCTTGCAAGTATGCGTCTATCGTATCTTTCGCTTTTTCGTAAACTTCTCGCTTTGTTCTCCCCCAAACGGCTTTCTCGTAATCGCCATTTGGCATATAGAAATACATGACAACGCCATCCATAGACTTATCCACCGTTCCATCGTCATTTATCCAACCGCCACCATGTGCGCCTTTTCCGCACATCTTACGCATGAAACATTCCCTTTCTGGGTTTTGCGCCAAATACACTTGCGCTTTTCCGCTTGTATCGCTACGCAAACGTGGAAAGAACGACGATATGGTGCGCCACAAGAACTTGTTGCATTCGTCAAAGATTAGTTTCTTGGCTTGCAATCCCTTTACAATCTTGTCTATCACAATTGGGTTTTCGTTATCAAGTTGCTGGAACTTTATTTCGCTTCCGTTATACAACTTCATACCCATGTCTTGATTGTTTCGGATGATTTCGCCTATTGGGTCGTGTGGTTGTTTCTTTAGCGTTCTGTCTATCAACGGGTACATTTTCTTTAGCGTGTCGTTCACCTTTCCTGCACCCCAAAAGTCGCTGATGTTACGCATAAAGCAAACGATTTTCGCATTGTCATTCATTGCGAGGTGGTCGATTGGCGCATAATAAAGGGCATAACTCTTACCACCGCCAGTACCACCCGTAAAGCAAACAATGTCTGCGTTCGAGCGAATGGCATACTTTTGGTTGCCATCTTCCAATGGAGCAAGTACCGTGTCATTATGCTTTTGTGCCATACACGAACATCTATAATATTATTACATATAACGTTTAAAAGAAATTTCTTGTTGCAAAAGTAAGCATTGTTTCGTGGTGTTTAGCTTGCAAGAAATGGAAATGTTGTTGTTTTTTGCACTATTACAACATCAAAGCAACGCTGCGTTATTTTTATTTTTTCCAAATAGTATTATTTTTGTGCCAAACAATTTGTTTTACATTAACCAAAATAGTAGAAAACTATGACGAAAGAAGAGGCTTTACAGAAAGTAAACGACTATTGTAACGAGAAAAGTTACACCAGTGCAACACTCACGGATGGTTTCAAGGACAAGTTCGCAGAACACTTCGCAAAGCGTTACCCAGATGCACAAGCGGATGATGAAACTGCACTTGGCGACATGAAGTTTGCGCTTAACACTGCATTCAGCGGTGCAAGCCTAATCATCACGGAAAAGAACACGGCTTTTACTACGAAAGAAAACGAGTACAAGACGCAAATCAAAGAGTTGCAAGACAAGATTGCCAAACAAAAGCCAAAGGAAACGGAAATCCCAAAGGAAGTCCAAGACAAGTTGAAGGCTTACGATGATTTCATGAACTTGGAAAACAAGAAAAACAAGTACAAGGAAATCATGGCATTGGCAAAGAAGGAAATCCGACAAGACTTGCATTCATCGTTCGAGAAATTTGCGATTGATTACGATGTCAAGTTGGATAAAGACGTTAAGGAACAAGCTACGACGCTTACCAATCGCTTCCAAGAAATCTTCAAGGATAGCATTGGTGACATCAAGCCACTTGCACCACGCCAACAAAGGGAGCGTGACGAAGAGTTCCTTAAATCGCTTAAAAAGATTAAGGTTCAATAATCAATAACAAAAAACAACAAAAATCATGGTAACGAATCTCCAATACTTTTTTGAAACCTCACGCAAAGTACGTGGCGGCAAATGGGTTTGGGTGAAGGATAGCAATGGCGAAAGCCGCAACAATATCCTTCTTGGCGGTACTATCGCCAACCCGAACAAGGGATTTGGTCATTTGTGGGCTGCACAATTGATGCAATACACGCCTGGTCAACCTATCAAGATTTTCCGTTCCTTCGCATTGCAAGCCGATGCCGCAGCAAATGCGACAACCATCTATCTTAATGGTGATGGTTATTCCGACGCACCCGAAGTCGGACAATATCTTATGGTAGCACCAGATGATGTTAAAGTGGTAACGCTCACAGCGGACACAACAACAGGCGCAGTAACAAAGACTGAAGCCGATTACACTGGAACTTACGCAAAAGTGACTGGCGTAGAGTACGATGCGACAAACCAAAAATTCAAGGTTACACTTGCAAACAAGTTGGCAAGCGCAAAGATTGACGCTGGCACAATCCTTGTTGAAGCTGACGCAGAGGCGGACGCAGCATTGCAATCACCCACGGGTTCCGCAAAGGTGCTTTGCCCAAAGCCAAACATCTTCAACGAGGCCGACCGTGATATGCTTCCCACCGAGGGTTATGGTTTCCAAAATGCTAATTACAGCGTTTCGGGTGTCTATAACAAGCAGGCGTGGATTGCTAAGATGCAACCGCTACCCAAGTACGTGCTTGCACTTAACAAGTCGCTTATTGACGGTATCTTCTGGATTTAATCATCGTCGCTATTATTAACACGTTATTAAAGAAAAGAAACAAGATATGGCAAATGCACTAAAATATTACTTCACCCCTGATGAGGCCATCGAAAAACTTTATCAAAGGGGCTTTATGGATGGGGCTAATGCAGGCTTCCTCCAGCGACTTATTGACGAAACCATCGTGATTGACGAGAATCAGTTCTTCTGGCAAGAGCACTTCCGCGTCGAAGGCAATGAGTATGATATTGACCGCAACGACTTGAAGAAGAATCCCGCATGGACTGTTCGCCAAAGTATCAAGCGCACCGTTCCTATGGCTGACGCTATGGCACCGCTTTCTGAAACCATGCAATTGGAGGCAGAGGGCTTTGAAGAGAAAACTGGCTCAATCTACCAATATGGTAAGGGCTTGTTTGAAACTTCGATGTCTAAACTTGAACTCCAAGCACGTTTACGTGAACTTGGCGGTGACCAAAACCTCGTCGTAGGATTTGTTCGTGGCGTTGCCGACCTTATCAAGACACACAACTTGCGTGTTTCACACATGGCGGCAATGACGCTTTCACGTGGTGGTCAGTATGGAAACACAATCAATGTTACGAACGTTGCAGGTGGCACGACTACCACACAAGGCTTTAGCGGTGTTGTTGCGAACCAAAGCGCATACATTCCTCTTGCAAACTACAAGAACGCAGGAACGAAAGTATGGTCTGCTGTTGATTGCGACATCCCTGAGCAAATGCGCAAGATTGAGCAAGACTTCAAGGAAGCAAACTACATTCCCGATGGAACACCATTCGAGTGGGATATTCCTTGGGACATGGTTGTAAACGTGTTGTTGAAAAACGCTGCATTCATCGCAGAGGTGAATCGTTACATCACGCTTTATGCACCAGACAAGGTAATCATCGTTACAAGTGGTCAATCAAGCACAAACGTAAGCACCATTACTTACGAGCAGCTTGTGGCTTACTCACGTTCGCCAATCTCAAAGATTGCGCCAATTCGCATCGTTCGTGAACAACAAACCGTGCAAGGTATCACAACCTACACTACCGTTAATGGATGGAAGACTGGCGTTGCCGTGCTTCGTCCTCTCGGCTTTGCAGGCGTATTGGTACGTGCAAAGGTAGCTGACGTTGAGTTGATGCGCAGCGGTGAGGTGAACAACGGCATTCAGTTCTCTTTGGCAAAGGTTCAAGGTTTCTTGAACGTTATCAACAAGGTAACGCCAAACGGAATGTTGAAGTCATACCACACGGACGTAATCGGTCGCTATGCTACCGTGCTTGATGAATCGCAATATCACGTTTGCGTTGATACCACAACCGCTGACTAATATTCGATGTGCGAAAAAGTAAATAGTTAATGTTCTAAAAGATTGAAACGACGATGACGGTACTTGAATGGTTAAAATCCTCTACGATGTATTCATCATTCGAGGAGCAGCATTTCTTGAAGATTGCACTTGATAGGGGTGTCAATCCTGATGACGATGTTTACGATGAAACGAAAGTTTCAAAGAAGCAGAAGGACTTGATGGATGCCGACTTGATATACATGGCAATCTTGAAACGCCCATCCGATACCGCCTCGTTGTCGCAATCGCACAATGGCTATCAAAAGACCATTGGTTCGGAACGTGACTTTTACCAAGACGAAAAGATTAAGTACGCAATACGCATCTATGAAATGTACGAGGATGAGCGTGCCGCAATACTTGAAAGCATTAAGCGCAAGATAAGGTTTGTACCAATCGTTGATGTAGATAGGCTTTAGAATCATGATACGTGATGATATATTGGAATACCCATACAAAGGCGTTATAAAGCGCACGATTGATGGTGATTGCTTTGGCGAAGATGAGGAAATCGTTGTCTATGAGGGTGTTATGGATGAACACATGGTCGTGGATGATGAAGGGCATACGTTACAAACATCATCATACATCATTTCCATTCCATTAACAAGGAATGCAAGCAATGAATGGATAGTCCCACGAAAAGATGATGAAATAAGCCTTGAAAGATATGGTGAAACCTTGAAATTCGTGGTAGATAACGCAGAGCCATCGCAATTGGGCGGCATAAGCATTTACGCAACACGTAAGGTTTGGTAATGTAACTATGGCAACAAAGACAAGGGTTAAATTGAACACAAGGCTATTGAAAACACGTTTGTATAACAACGTGGCAAACGAGCAAACAAGACGCTTGGTAGCCTATGCGCAAGATGAAATCATTCGCCTTGTCGAAAGCCATGCGTTCTACAATAGGACGATGAACTTGCAAGACTCTTACGTTTGGGTTGTCTATTACAAGGGAAAGAAAGCTGGTAGCGGATTCTATGGCAACAAGTCGGCAAGTGGTAAGTCCGTCTTGCATGAATACACGCCAGCGATAAGCGTTGATGTTGATGGTAGGGCATTGGCACGAAAATTCGTTAGCACGTACACGCCAGAGGAAACAAGTGGGTGGGAAATCGTCTTCGCTGCGGTTGCGCCTTATGGTGCTTACCTTGAAGGCGGCTTCTTGTTCAAGGGAAAGCGTTACCAATTCGACGTAATGTCGCAAAGGTACGATGCGATTACAAGAACGCTAACGCCACTTTGCAAAGTGAAGTTTGAGGTACACCAACCTAAGTATTAACAAAAGGAAAGGGAATTGAAATGTTCAACGAATCACGCATAGATATATACCAATACTTGTATGACCTCGTATGTGGTAAGGTGACGACAAACGTCTATCCTATGGGTGAGCAAATAGAAACCACCGAATCGGACGTTAGTGATGGTTTTGTGGTTATCAATGTTGGCAACTTGAACGACGATTCTGAGTTTTCGCTTAATGCCTATGGTTGGGCAAGATGTACGTTCACTGCTTATGTTCCCAAACGAACAAGGGGTAGGTTGAATGACGTCAAGTACAAGGAATTTGAAACATCAATCAATCAAGTCGTGAATGATGCAATCAATTCAAGCGATAACCAAAACTACTACATTAGTGGCGACAATGTCCTTTCAATGGATGGCGACGAGACAACGCAAAAGGGAAACCAATACCATGTGTACGTGAAGTCATTCGTTGTGGTGGTTGACGGAAAGCACACTTGAAACTTTGGCGAAAGCAATGCGATATTTTGTACTTGGTACAATTAAAAGATACAATTAACAATAACAAGAAATCATAAAAGAAAGGAAGTTACATTATGGGAAAAACAACCGTTAAAGCGATTAGCTTGGCTTATGGCAATACTGGCGGTGAAGCAACGACCAAATTGATGGGTGTCCTCAAAGGTCTTTCCATTGGTCAAGACGAGCCTGAAAGCACCGAGATTGAAGCCGAGTTCTTCGATTCTCCGTTTGACATCGCATACGATGGTCAACCAGTGACCATGACATTCGAGTTGGCTAACTACGAACTTAGCGAGTTGCCAGCGTTGTTTGGCGGTACTTACACCGCTGCTTCGAACGACGACCCCGAAGAGTACGAATCTGCTGCAAACGCTTACACAAGCGAGCATTCATGGCAGTTGGATTTCGGTCGTGGTCATGCAGCCCTTTACATCTACAAGGGCTTGACGATTGGCACAATCAAGAAGGACGCAGATGGTGCGTTGAATTACAGCGTAACCATTACCGCATTGGTACACACCGTTGGCACTGGCGCAAACGCAACAGAACACATGTATAAGTTGGTTGGGCGTGCGTCTTAATCACGTATCATGTGGCTTGGTTTTGCCGACGTGACTTAGTAACGTAAGAAAGGGTGTACGTTGTTTGGGGTGTCACCCAAAGCGTACACCACTTTTTATATAAGCAATATACGAAATGTATTTGACGGTATGAAAGAAGATAAGGAAAGGGAATTGCCAGAGTTCACGCTTGATGTTCAACGTGACATCTTGGATATTATAAACGATAGCCCCACGTTGGTGCGATTGGGCGCAAAGGAATATCGTGTAAAGAACATGCGTTATTATTCGTTGTATCGCATTTGCAAGTTGGTGATGGATATGCGCAAGGCTGATGATGCGTTAAGCGATGACAACAAGGTTATAATGGCTTTATGCACCGATATGGATGCAATGTGCGAAATCGTTGCAATCGTTCTTTGCAATCACTTGTTTACGCCAGATAAGATTAAGGCTTACGATGATGTTGATAGGGTTATGTCACGCAACGACGAACTTATCCAAGTGATGAAAGCAAAGGTGATGAATAGCACGTTTGACACGAACCAATGGGCGGCAATCATTCTTGGCGCAATAAAGTCAATTGACTTGTCTGGTTTTTTTTTACTCAAAAAATCGGTGAGTACGGTTTCGGATTCACTTCTGATGCGGAAGAAGAAATCGGAGGAGACAGTATCACGGTTTATGGAAGCACAATCATTGCGGACGCAGCGGACTTCTTGAAAGTCTTTACGCAATATCGCTTGGATGATTACCTTTATAGGCTTTCCATAGCGCAGATACAATTCATGGCGGTTGACAACACGCACACAAAGTATTTGAAAGGTGCTGACAAGAAATCTTGGAACGATTACAAATCCGCTTACGAAGCGCAGCAAAAGTTGGAGAACTTCATGGCTGGGTTTGGCGTTCATGGGGATTTGAAAGAGGGTGAAGAATTTGAATTGCCAGTTAGTCATTGTAATAAAAAGAAACAAAAGTAGTATCAATAGTACGAACAACATATATAAAACATAGAACGATGGATGACGTTATCATTGTAGGTAGTCTAAGTGACAAGGAGTTGAAAGATTCCATAGATGCCCTTGTCGAACATGTTGACGAAGGCACTAAAAAGATGGCTAAAAGTTTCGATAGTGCCATTGAGCAAATGAAAAACTCATTGAAAAGCCTTGGCGACGTCAAGATTGACATGGGTAACGTTGCAGATGGTGGTAGCGTAAGGCGAACGAAACAAAACGAAATCGAGGAAAAAAGCGTAAAGAATACGACGCTTGCTTACGACCAACTCGCAAGTGCCATGCAAAAGGCTACAAGCCCAAAGAGCGCAGAGGAAAGTTTCTATGCTTTCGTGCAAAGCTATCGTGAACATGCGGCGAAATTGGCAAACGAAATCAAGTCATTGCCAATGCAAAGTCTCGACAGGCAAGTGGAAGAATACCAACGCTTCGAGAACGAGATAAACAAAGTCAAGGCAAAGATAAAGGAATTGCGTTCGCAACTTAACGAGGTTGGCAAAGACCCAAAAGCTACACGGTGGGACGTAAAGGCGATAACAGACCAAATTTCATTGTACGAAAAGCAAATCAAGCAACTAACATCACAACAAATTGCAAGCACACGATTGATGGAACAAGCCGATAAGGCTGCTATGGAACAAAAGCGTGCCATGTATGATGAAACGATAAGGCTTATACGGGAACTTACGACGGAGGAAAAGAAAGCCGCTCAAACATCGCAAGGCATTGCCAATGCGCAAAGGCAACAAGCACAAGGCGGAGGCGTTAGTGGCGTTGGAGGTGGCGGTCAAAGCGGTGCGACTGCGCAATCCGAAATCGTAAGGCAATTAAGGGAACGTATTAGGGAAGAGGAAAAGCTTCGTGAGTCAATGGAACTTGATTCAAGGGAATTGCTAAAGCAAAACGAACTAATCGCATCGTTGAAAAAGCAACTCAAAGAGGAATTGATGACCGAAGAAGAGCGTCGTAAGGCAATCGAAAAACAAAACGAGGCTTTGGAACGCCAAAAGGCAAAGCAACTAAAGAACGCACAATCATCATACCTTTATAATTTCAACAAGGCTAACACGGAATCATCAAAGGACATCGCAACGGCAGAACAAAAGTTAAGGAACTTGAAGAAAGCCGTTGATGATATGCGCAGGAGTGGCTTGTTTGATGAAGTAAAATTGAACAAGGCACAAAAAGCCATTGATTCGCTTGAAAAAAAGATTGAACGTATGCGTTCAAGAAAGCCAATGACATTGAAAGAGGTTATTGGCATGGATGAATCGAGCGTTGATGCAATCACAAGGAAAATGGCTGCATTGAAGCGTGTTTCCATCGACCCAAAGAACACTTCGCAAGTAAGCCAATTGGGTAACGAATACCAAAGGTTATCACGCTTGCAAAGTGAACTATTGGGAAAGAACATACAACTTACGCATTCAAACAACTATCTTGCACAATCATTCGGATATATACGAAATCGTGTCGTTTACGCATTGACGTTGGGTGCTGCAACGAGTTTCATTAAGCAAATCTACGAGATACGCTCAGCTTATGAACTTTTGGAACGTTCGATTGGCGTACTTGTAAATTCATTCCAAAAGGGTAGTCAAATATTCCAAGAATTGAACGACATGGCTTTAAAATCGCCATTCACGTTGATGGAATTGGCTGGTGCTGCAAAGCAACTTACTGCGTATGATTTTGCCGCAAACGAAGTCGTGAACACGACACGTAGGTTGGCTGACATTTCCGCTGCATTGGGCGTACCTATGGAACGATTGACATATAACTTAGGTCAGATTCGTGCGCAAACGGTACTTACGGCACGTGATGCACGTGACTTTGCAAACGCAGGTTTGCCAATCGTGAAGTCGCTTGCTGATTATTACACCGAACTTGAAGGTCGTGTTGTTAGCACTGGCGATGTTTATGATAGAATGAAAAAGAAAATGGTTTCATACAATGACGTAATGATTGTATTGAACCAATTGACGGATGAGGGAGGCAAGTTCTTTGATTTCCAAGCAAAGCAAGCAGAAACGTTGCGTGTGCAATTGGCTAACCTTACGTTGGCATGGAACAACATGCTAAACGAAATAGGAGAAGCCAACCAAGGCGTGCTGACAATGCCTATAAAGGGGTTGAAATTGTTGTTCCAAAATTGGCAAAGCGTAAACCACATACTTACCGCAGTTATCGTATCGTATGGCGCATACAAGGCAGCGCAAATGATTGTGAATAGCACAATAGGACAAACGGTAAAAAGCCTTAACAACCAGATTTTGGCAGAGCAACGTGCAATACAAACACAAAATATGCTGACCGCTGCAACGTATCGCAAAATTACGTGGGCTGATACCAAGCAACTTGACATGACGAACAAGATAACTGTTGCCGATTACAAGAACATACTCGCAAAACGACAACTAAGCGTTTCGCAAGCGCAATTGCTTGTTGCGCTAAACAAAACCAATGTTGCATTGCAACAAGCATTGGTTGAAATGGGAGTGCTTACTACAAGACAAGTTGCGTTGGCACGTGCAGGAGGTGTTATGACGTTAGTATGGAATCGCATGGTCATAGCGGCACGCAACCTTTCATCAGCATTAAAGTCATTTGCCGTTTCTAATTGGTGGATGTTCGCATTAGGCGCAATCTTTGAAGTATATAGTACATGGCAAAATTACACGCAAAAGATAGAGGAACTTAACAAGGGCATTGCCAATAGCGAAAAGGAAAGTTTCGAGAGTATTGGCGAGTTCCTTTCCAACTATGAAAACGTGCTTGATAGGCTTTACACAAAAAGAAAGCCAGATGAAAATGGAAACATCGATATGTCACGTGCCGACATTCCCGTTGAAGAAGCCACGAAAGCATGGGAAGCAATGCGTGAGAAAATCACCGAATCAACTTCTGCGTCTAACATGTTCCTAACAACTTTGGAAGCAGAAGCAGACGTCAATGAACGTTTACGAAAGGGATTTGATTACCTTGACGAATTGCGAAACGTTGATGGCGTTTTGAAAGACATAGGCAAGGATGCGATTGAAATTTCATCAAACATTCTCTATGGTATTGGCGGTGAAGGCTTGGTTGATGACCTTGACGATTACGTCAAAAGCATGGATAAGTACCAAAAGAAACAAGAAGAACTTGGTAATAACAATCGTGCGGAGGAATTGTTCAACGATATGTCAAATGACTTGCGTGAATTGCGTGGTGAACTTGACATTACCGCTGAATCATTGGCTAAGTTTACGTTGGATAAGGATTGGGGAGCAACTGCTCAACGTGAGGCGTTTGAACGTACTTTCTCTCAGATAGCGCAACAACAAGAACTTAGTACAAGGGAATATCGCATCATGCGCATAAGGGCAGAGGAACAATATTATGCCAAGTCACGTGAATTGCTATTGAATGAAATCCGCTATGCAACTGGTGAGCGCAAAATGGCACTTCAAGAGCGTTTGAAAGACCTTGATGTTGAGTTCAATACACAAAAATCCGTTCAAGAAACGTTCTTTACATGGTTGCAAGAACGCCAAACAAGCGAGGTGCAACGCAGGTTAGGGGATAAAACAAAAGAGGAAATTGCACAAGGAACATGGCTTACTGGAGAAAACAAAAAGTGGGCTGAAAAGATTGCACGTGATTTTTCCAACGAATATGGCGTTTCTTTCAACGAACTATCTAAGTTGGTTATGGATGCAAACACTTGGTTTATCAACATACCAGTGTATTTCAACACTATTTGGAAAGAGCCATCCGATATTGTTGAGGATTATGAGAAACGCACAAAGAAATCAGCTAACGCAGACATTCAAAATGCAAAATCGCAAGTTGAGGTAATCGACATGCTAAAGAAAAAGCAAAAGGAACTGCAAGAACAAATTGATACCGCACGTCGAGCAGGCGGATTGTATTGGGAACAAAACAAGGCTACGTTAGAGGAACAAAACAAGGCGTTGATAGATGACATTCATTCGTACAATGCCTTGACCGACGCAGAGGAAAAAGCGCAAAAGGAACGTAACAAGAAAAAAAGGGGGGGAAAGGGAAACAAGCCAGAAGACGCAATCGCAGAGGCTTTAAAGCAAGAACTTTCCATAATTGATGAAATGCGAAGCAGCTATGATAAGTTGCGCAAGGCTGGCGTTTCCAACATGGACGCCATAGACTTGGCGAGTCGTGGCTACGAAGCAACCATCATGCGCATTAACAACGTATTGCAAAAATTCGGAATAGACAAGTTCAACGCAAGCAATTTCGCAGGGAAAGACGTGCGTGGATTGTTAAAATCTCTCGAACAACAACGTGACGCACTTTTGGCAAGCGGAAAGGTAAAAACAACAAGCGTTAAGGACTTGGACGTTAAGATTCAAAAACTTACCGTTGATGCACAAGCCTACGACATGAAGAAAGTTACGGATGGCTTGAACAACGAACTTAATAAGTTGAAAGATGAATACGAATTGGCAATCGAGTTGGATGCAAACCCAGAACTTGGTAATGTTTTCAGTGATATGTTTAACATTGACGTTGATGCATTGCCACAAACGTTTGGCGAAATGGTTGATAGGGCGCAATCCATCATAAACGCAAAGTTAAGGGAATTGAAAATTGAATCTCCATTTGACTTGATGCGAACGCAAATTGAAAGCGTTGATGATGGCAATATCAAGATAAAGGGTTTTGCGGAAAACGTTGGTCTTGACGTTGATAGCGAGGCGATAAAGGAACTTATCAAGTGGCAGAACACGTATAGGGAAATGTTCAAGAAGAACATTACGGAAACGGAGAAAATGCTTGATGATTACGTCAAGAAATATGGCGATTATTCCGATAAGATAGCGGAGGTAGAAGCCAATCGTCTTGAAAAGTTGAAAAAACTCAACGAAGCGTACTATACGGAGGAAATGCGTCAAAGACCAGAATATCTTGCAAAGTTGAATGCAATCAATGAGGGAGCAAGAAAGGAAAAGTCAAATGTCAAATTTGATGATTTCAAGAACTCACGCTATTACACGATGATGTTTGAGAACTTGGACTACGTTTCCACGAAAACCATACGTGATATGCGTGATAGGTTGCGTGACTTGATTGATTCGATGAACGACCTAACGCCAGAGCAATTGAAGCAAGTAATGAACCAATATGAAAAGTTGGAACAAAAACTTGTAAAGCGCAGCCCATTCAAGACACTTGCGAAAGACGTTAAGGAATACTTTAAGACAACAAAGGAAAGAAAAGAAGCAAACGAGGCTTTCCGAAATGCGCAAAAGGAATACGATGCGCAAAAGGAAGTCGTGGCTGCATTAAAAGAAAAGTACGAACTATGGAAGTCAAACGAAGATGTTCCACAATCGTTGCTTATTGCCTTACAAACTGAGATTATCGCAGAAGATGAAGTAAAGCAAAAGTTGAAAGAACAACTTGAACTTGCGCAAAAGAAAGCCGACCAATACAACCTAATCAAGAAACTTGCATTGGAGGAAGCGGAAGCAACGGCGCAAATCATAGCGCAAAACCTTGCTTCTTTGGCTGAACTACGTGATAACCTACAACAAACGTTCGGATTTGATTTTGGCGATAACATCAACGCAGCCATTGATGGATTGACACGTTCTGGCAACGGTCTTAGCAAGACCATTTCATCATTGCAAAGCGGCAACGTTGTTGGTGCTGCAAGCGGTGTTGTCGACATCATCGGTGGCATTGGCGATAGCATTGCAAGCATATTTGGCGATGGTGCTGCAAGAACTAAGCGCATTAATAGGGAAATCGAAAATTCAGCAGAAGCCGTTCGTCGCCTTAACATGGCGTACAAGGAACTTGAAGTGACGGCGAACAACGCTATGGGTGCGCAAGAACTACGTGCAAGGCGTGAGCAAGTTGCCAACAAGCAAGCGCAATTGGAGGAGTTGAAACGTCAAATGCAACTTGAAGAATCTAAGCGTTCAAAGGACAGAAGCGATGATGACATCAAGCAATACCAAGAATCAATACAAGACTTGGAACTTGAAATTGACGAGTTAAAAAAGGACATTGTTTCCACGTTGCTTGGCGGTGATGTAAAGAGCGCAGCGGAGTCGTTCGTTTCCACATGGGTTGACGCATGGCGACAAGGTGGTGATACGATGGGTGCATTAAGCGAGAAATTCGACGACATGATAGATACGATGATAGCCAAATCCGTTGCGTCATATCTTGTTTCAAAGCGTTTGCAACACATTTTCGATGCGGTTGATGATATGACGGATGAAATGTCGGAGGGCGGTGCTGAAATCACCATGAACGAACTAAAGCGCATAAAGAGTATCATTGGCGATAAGTCGGTCGCTGAACTTATCAACGAAGACCTAACAAACTTGTATAATGCGCTTGGAATTGCGTATGGCGTGAATGGTGAAGCAAGCAAGAGTCTTTCAGCCCTACAACAAGGCATACAAGGCATTACAGAGGAAACGGCAGGAGCATTGGAAGCGTACATGAATATCGTATCGCAAAAGGTATTCGAGCAAAACGACTTGCTTGTACAAATCCGTGATACAATACAAGGGTTTGACTTTGACGTGCAACTTGGGGTATTCTCGCAAATGCTTCTTCAACTACAAAACAACTATATTTTGATGCAATCCATACATTCAATGATGGACGGTTGGACTGTACCAGCAGGGAACGGAATACGTGTTGAACTTTTATCTTAGTGATATATGGATGAAATGACGAATTTTAGGAAAAACGCATTGCTTGAAAACTTGTGCAAGGAATGGTCTTCGATGTGGGCTGCGTGCCACGAGGACAAGGAAAAGCTGATGCGATTGGTATTGATGCAGCAATCAGCACCCTACTTTGCCACTTTTTGCAACAACGGCAAAGGTCTTTCAATGGAATATTGCAAGCGAGAGTTTAAGGATTACGTTAATGGGCGTGTGTTCCACGATTGCGATGGCGTTAAGGGTTATACCTATGCCATGTACGTTGATGCGCCTACATGCGTTGAAATTGGCTTGGACGTGGTGCAAATGCTATGGTGCAACAATGTTGATGTAGTGATACCGCAAACCAAATGCCCCGTCTTGTACGTTAGCAACCATTCCACGTTGAACATCACGCTTGATGGCTACAATTCGCCAAAGATATACTTGTTCGATGATAGCGTGGTGAACATCATGGAAGGCGACGAGGAAAGCAAGGTGGTTGTTTACAAGTATTCCAAAGATGCAAGGGTGGAACTTGGTAAGTATTGCCTTGCAAGCGTGAAAGTGTTTGATAAAGGTTTGCGGCTTTAACAAAATAAATATTAACGATTAAAACTATAATAGGCTATGGGAAATGACTTAAAGGAAATATACTTCGTAAAGAAGAACGATGTTGATTGTTTTATCGACATAACCGACTTGTTCGATGGCGTTCGTGTATTGAAAATGGATGGCTTTTTGTCGAAGGGAAAGCCAGTTAATATCTTTACGCAACAATGGGTTGATGAACAAGAAGAGGATTTCATGATTACCACGATAGACGAAAACGAAGAGCCAAAGGTGGTAAGAGAAAACGTAGATATTGAAATGACGTTCATTGTAAAACAGAAATACGCAAAAAGTAACATCAACGTTCAATGCGTACATGAATGCTTCGTAGAATATATGACATGTTCCGATATTTGGCTTGGCACGAACTACATGGGTGGAAGGTGCGTTCATTGCGTTTGCCTAAAGGAATACACGCCAACCATCGTAAAGCTATGTCGTGGAGAAAATTCCTACATAATGGGAACTTTGACGTTCCATGCGCTTGACGAGCCATGTTGTTGAATAATTTTCTTATCTTTATAAATACATTATTTCTTTCATTCTGATAACTGATTTTGTACTGCTTATTTAGTTTTTTTAGTGGAAATCAAAAAAAAGGTGGTCATCGCCCGTGACGGGTAGTGACCACCAATCTTCTATAACAAATCAAATATTATGGAACAAAGAAAATCATTCTATTTGAATATGCGCTTGTACCAAGGCTCTACGCCATTGAAACCCTCGTTGATGTCTTGGCACTCGTCTTCGGTTTTGTCACGTGTTGAACATTGTGCGCTTGAAAGTTCGTCTTGCAACGTGGCAATCTTCGCTTTCAATTCTTTAATCGTTGCATCTTGCGTTGCCTTTTCCTTTTTCATGGAATAGATAATGTCGGCTTTCCTCTCGTTCAACTCGTCTGCTTCTGCGCCATACGCCTTTGCCTTTTCAAATTCCCTTGTAAGCGTTTCCACTTTCTTTTTCAACTCGCCATTGTTCAAGCGAAATCCGCTAATGCGCTTTTTAAGCGTTGCGATTTCTTGCAACATTTGTTCCTCTTTCGTCTTTTCTTGATTTTCCATAAATTACGTAATTTAGAATGTTTATATATAGCTATATCAAAAATCCGCTTGTTCGTATTCATCCAAGTTCGGAACGCCCATGTCACTCATTTGGCTTTCCTTTATCATGCGCAATTCCTTCTTTACGCCTAACCTTGGATAACTGAACCTATTGCAACATTGCCCTATCACGCTATAACCATCAACCAACTTTTCATGTTCTATGGCATAGGGCAACACATCGCCTTTCACTTCAACCAACATTCCGTCCGAAAAATGCTCACTAAGGTATTTCTTGAAATATGGCTTCCAAATCGTTTTCCATGACATGTACTTATCATCTACGATTGTGCCATCATTGCGCTTGTAGCCTTTCTTGTATTCGCTAACGAACAAAAGAACGCAATCTGGCTTGTAAACCAACTTTTCAACAAAACCTATTATAGTAACATTAGCCATACTTTCAATTTAAGCCGCTTTTCTTTCGATTTAAGCGCATATCTTACCAAATGTGATAACTTGTACCATTTTGAAAAGATGTGCGCTTAGAACGAATTATTAATGTTTATCGAGTTCCATTACCGTAATAACGCAGTAGTTAGCAATGTCAAGGAGGTTATCCCTTAGACTTTCGCCAATGTTCATTTCTTGCCCCTTAACCATGTTCTTTACACGTTTCAACTTGTCGTTTATGCGTGCAATGGCTGGTATAAAGCCAAATTCCTCTATCGTTTCCGCAAAGCTATTGCCATAATCGGCATTTTTCGCCAAATACGTTTCACGCATTTCATGTATCACTTTGTCAAATGGCGCATTTTCTTCCTTTTTCGTTTCCATAATCAATTTGTTTTTGCAAAAATAACACTTTATTTTGAATATTCAAACATCAAACAACTTTTTTAACACTAAAAAGGCGTATCGTCGCCCTCAAACGGTGCAAATGGCATACCATCGTCAACATTCATTGCTTGCTCATTTGGCGTTTCCATTGCTTGTGGCGTAATTTCGTTGCTTTCTTGATATGCAGCACAATCAAACTGCATATCGCCTTGCGTTGGCTCTATTTCCCAACCATATCTTATGACTTCGTTCACGTCGTTCTTGAAACGGCGGCTTTCGATTTCGTATTGCAAGCCAACCATCAAGTCAACTACGCCAAACATGCGTTCCTTGCACACCTCTATCACGTTCCCGTATCCTTGAAAGCGTTGTATCTCGCTTTGTCCGAAAAACTCTGCGCCAGAACGGAAAAAGTCGTTGTTCACACGGTGGATTATAAAGATTTTGTCAACCGCATTTTGCAAGTCGCTTGAACCGCTAATGTCATTCTTGCGAAGAAACGTGGTGACTTTTCTCGGATGAGCAACAAGTATGATGTGAACTTGGTTTTTCTTGGCAAAATCCTTTATTTGAAGAATCAAGTTCCTTTGCTTGTTGTTCTTGTCTCCTTCAAGTATATCAATGTCAAGCGAGAACAAGTTGTCAAGCGCAAAAACTTTCACGCCAGCTTTCAGCAAAAGTTCCATATCGTGAAATATCTGCTGCCACAACGTTCCGTATTCGTTGTTATACAAGAAAAACTTTCCGTCAAGCCACATATCTATCCTTTCGCCAATGCCACTTGGAACGTAATACTTTCCATCGCCATAGGATGAAATGCGCAAGTTATTCTTTCCTGCTGCAACCATTTGCACCCACGCCTTGAGAATATCCGCACGCAATTCACCACTCCACAATGCAACTTTCGTTCCTTGGTTGATGATGTTCAAAAGCAAGGTGTTAAGCCAAGATGACTTTCCGCTTGCATTGCTTCCCGACAATATCGTAACCTCCGACATATACAAGCCTATGATGTTCCTATCGAGTTCCACGAAGCCAGTCCTTACGTGTTCAAGTTGCGAAATATCGACTTTCTTTATCGAGGACATGGAAAGCCACTTTTCACCCAACTCTGGCAATTCCTCCTTTATCTCGTACTTTGGCTTTTGCGGGGCTTGTGAAATGTATTGCCTTTGATTGTTTTGCTGTATGTGTGGTCTTTGTTCATTTTCATAGTCATAAGCGTGTGGGTCAAAATGCAACCTAAACGCTCTCCAGTCATATTGACTGCATGAATTGTGAAAACACTTGAAAGCAACACTACCATTTGGCATTTCAAACAATGCGCTATCTGGTGCTTTGTGTTGCGAATCAAACGGACATTCTTCAAGTACGAATTTTGTTCCTCCACCACTTATAGGCAATTCTTTTGCTACTCTTATACCATACTTTGATATAAATTCCCTTAGATTAAATTGTTCGTTTGGCAAACAATTGTATTGCCTACGTTGTGGCTGTTCCACCTTGATTGCGTATTTCGTATTGAACGCCTTTATTTGTTCAATACCCATACGCTTTATTTCGCTTGGTACGGAAAGTATCTTAGCCAAACGGTGAGGTCTTTCATCGGTAGAACGACCTTTGCGCCCGTATGTTCCCGACAATCGCAATATTCGGTTTGCATCGTGCAATACGGTATCTATTTTCACGCTTTCGTCGGTAAAGTTGTTTGCGAGTATTTCAAGAAAAGCCTTGATGCAGTCTTCGCTCTCCTGCGTATTATCCATATCAATAGGATAAAGCAAATGGTAGCCACTTGACGAATCGCATACTACTGGCGTACTAAAACCATTATCACGCAAGAACACGAATACCTCTTGCGCTTTCTTATGCGCCTTTGCCTTTTCATCATCCGTTGAACTAACACCGCTTGGACGTTCGCAATCAACGTCAATAGGCAACCAACAACGATGTTCTATATCTTGTTTACTTGTAGCCGTTCCTTTCACTTGCTTAAAGCAATTAAATTGGTCACGACTTGCACAAGCACTTTTAACTTCGTTTATGGAATAATATATATTGGCATTATCGAATGGTTCAAGTGCTTTAATTGCTTTTTCTACATCATAGAAATATCCACTCCAAGTCCTATCTCCAAGAACACGTATTTCAAACAATTCGTTATTAGGTTTGAATACGCTATGCCATTTTCTAATTTCTGATACGTCCATGATTTTTATATTTCCAAATATAACCATAAGCCGTAGGTCTTTTTCCTCGGCAATTTCTACTTATACTTGTAGCATTTCCATTTACCGCCTTTGCAGCATCTACGGTTGAAGGGAACTCGGCAATAAATATATTATCTTTTGTGAACTGCAATACTGGTATGCGTACCTTTGACATTGCTTTTTCAATGTTCGCTTTCATTCTATCCGATAACTTTTTTTTGTAATCATCAGAAAGTTCTTTTCTTCTCCACGCTTCAGAAAGGTGTTTTCTTGTAATAGGGTTATTTGCATTTTCGCAATACGTAACCCATTTTAGATTGCCAATAGAATTATTGCCTCTATTTGTATCTATGTGGTCTATACAAGGTTTGTTTTCTGGATTAGGAATAAAAGCCTCAGCTACAAGACGATGAATTTTGACGCTTTTTGTTTTTCCGTCTTTGTATAATGTTACATACTTATATCCATGTATGTCGATGTTTGGGATTAGTACTTTCGGCTTGTATTTTCTCCCATCGCAATAATTACCATTACTCATTACATTTCCGTTTGATGAAACTTTATAAAAGCCATCATAACCTTCAACGTCTTTCCAAATTTCTTTTTCTGCCATTTTTGCTAATCTTTTAAGTTATGCTAATCTATTAAAAAAGTGGAAAGGGCGATTAGCATATACCCTTTATCATTGGGACATGACCCCCAACTATCCACTTTGCAAAGTTATAAATTTTCTATGATATATCCAACGTTTATCGTCATAATTTCGCTATTTCGTTATCTATCTCAACTATCGTTTTACGTGCAAGTTCAACGGCAGCGTCAAGCAAGATTCCATTGCTTGCAAATATCGTGAAATCGCTTACGTTGATGAAATTCACAAGTTGCTCCCTTCTTTTCACAAGCGCATTGTATCTTGCTATCTGCGTTGGCGTCATAGTTTTTTATATTCCTCGCTAATAATACAAGGGATTGTTTTCTTGTAATCTATCCTATGATGCAAGCGCATGGAGCGTTCACCCATGAGTGCAATCTTTACACTTGCAGGTGCTATCATAATCGTATAGAAGGATTTTACATAAGTGCCTACATTGGCATAAAGAGTGGAAATTCCACCACTATTTTGTTGCGTATCGTCCTGGTCTAACTTAAAAGGCATAAAAGTAAAAAACAAATCACCTCTCATTCCATCGCCTACATAGGCGTTTACGTCCTCATTAAGAATACCAACGAATTTTATCTTTCTCTCGACGAGGCAAAAAAAACTATTCATTGCCTTACGCTTAACGATTACGTCCTCTTGATAGCCTCCTATATGGTCGCCACCTTGACTGAATGCTATTGTTTTGACGCGCTCATCGGTGTTTAGGAGAAATTCAATAAACCATTTCGCAATCAAGTTGTAGCAAATGGTCTTTTTGGCTCTCTCCTTGCGCTTATGACCGAAATAGTAGTAATCATCATCCATTTCTTGAAAATACTCATATCCGAGTTCCTTTGCAATGGAGAAACATACATTACGAGCGAATAGTATAGCATTTCTTTTGCCAAAGTTGTTCATGCTATCTACTTCTTTTGCGACTTTTAGCTTATCAAACACGTAAACATCTTCTTTACCATACTCTTTATAGTATTCTTCCAATGTATCATCTTCATTGTCGCATACAACCACTATACGCCCCGTGTAGCCACAAGAACGTAGCATATTATAGGTATCTCGCTTATGTGGTCGCCCATGCGATAAGATAAATATGACAAATTTCTTCAAATCTGCCTCACGATAACAATTCAAGCTCATATAGTTTCCTCATTTTATCGTTAAGTTGCACAAAACCCTCCTCAATAGCTTTATCAAAGTCTATGATAACCAAAGCAAGTTTCTCCATCAACTCTTGCATTTCCTTGTTTGCACTTGCATAGTAATCTGCAATGCTTTCATAGTTAAACTCTATAAACCTCGATGCTGCGAGTTTTAGAAATTTCTTTTCTTCATCACTAACACCACTATTGCTATCTATCATACGACAAAGGCGAAGATATTTCTGGTGGTCATAGCAATTATACAAATTACCCCCCCCCATTTTCCCTTGGTGTATAAATTGGTGTTTGTACTTTGTGAGAATATTTCTTTTCACTTTCGCTAAGTTCTATTTTATCAAATCCAAATAAATCTTGTTGTTTCATGATTCAAATAAACTTAATTGGTTACTATCTTTCTTGTTCTTTCTATCATATCGCTTGCGTTGCGTTTGCAAGTAAGGGCATGGCGTTCCTTTCAAGGTGAAATCCCTGCAAATATCTATCGTCCTTTGCTTGATTGGCTCGTTGCCAATCATCCTAACGAATATATCACGTTGTATCGAACACTTTGGCATATTTCCGCTTGTAGCGTTTGTGTACGTTCCATCCGCTTTCGGTTCGCTTGATTTTACGCACCTTTCGCAATTGTAGTGTTCAAACATCATGTGTTCGCTACCGCTATGAAATGGGTCTTCGTTCACCTTTTTCATCATATTATTCATTTTTCCAATTTCACATTACAACTTGAACATCTTTATGTCGAACAACACTATTCAAGTCATCAACAAGTAGTAACTTTTCAATGTTGCATCCATGTTGTCTTTCATACATATCAGTAATTGTGCGTATCATTTCCTTGTATTCATTTATAGATGAAAAATTCATGTCTTTCAAATAATCCTTTTCCAACTTCTTATTCCTTTCAACTAAATCACAATACTTTGAATGCAAATCTTCTTTTTCATGCCACATCTTATTCTTATCTTTTTCTGATTTTTTAAATTCATCCAATAAACATGAATAATTCGCATTCGCTTTTTTATTTTCTTTTTTATTGGAACGATATAGTTTGAAAAGAACGCACACGATTAAAAAAAGAACTACGTTAAATATTAAACTTAATGTTATCATAATTTCATGCTTTTAATTTCAATTTTTTCTTTTACTGGTTCTCACGCATACTCTTTCCGTTAAGGCAAATGGCACGTGTAATGGCACGAAGCCTGTCAAGCGTTCTTATGCCGTACCTTTCACGAATCTCGTCTGGCGTCAAGTTCGTGGAAAGCACAAGCAACTTCTTCTCTTGCTCGGCTATATCCACCACGTCGCTAAAAACGTCACGCTTCTCGCCATATACGCTCGTAATGCTTTCCGTACCGAAATCGTCAATGAATATCACTTGCGCACATAGCATGGAATAGTAATCCGTCTTGTCCGATTGTATCAAGTGCAAATTGTTGGCACGGCACTTGAAAGTCTTAACTTGCTTGCAATGGTAAGCAATCAAAGTTGGTATGATGTTGTAGCACATAAGGCTCTTTCCACGACCGTTTGCGCCATAAAGCAACAAGCCCTTTTCGTTGTTATCCTCCAACCACGATGCGATTTCGTCATATCCTTGCAACCACTTTGCGCTTTCTCCAATGAAATAGCGCAATCCACGGCATAGCATTTCCTTCGTGTTTTCCAATTCCAACGAAAGAAATTCTTTCCTTGCGCCCAATATATTCCTAAATTCATCCATATTGCTTGATTTTTTCGTTATTTGCCACTTTATTTCGCTTGTGTTGCGATTTATCGTATAATGTGGTATTGTTACCAACATCGACGAAAACAATCGCTTACAAGGCTTTATTTCCACATCACCATCCATTTTCGTTCTTTAGCTTCTCGTTTCTTTCCTCCAACGTTTCACGGATTATCATGCCAGTTGGCAGGTTGTCAAAGCGTTTGTTGTTTTTCAACGGGAATAAGCCAGCGTAGTTGTTTTGCATGGATTGTTCGACAATCGCCTTTGCCACGCTTGGATTGTTGTTGCTCATCTTCAACAAACTTTCGTACATCGAATTGAATCCACGTTGCTTGTATGATTGGCGTTTCTCTTTCTTGTATTCCAACCATTCCAACACAATAGGCATGAATGTTTCATCAACAAACGACATATCCAAAGCAAACTTGTTTCCTTTTTTTGAAATAGATTTATCTATTTCTTTTTCTTCTTTGTTAATAGTAGATTGGTTATTATTCTCTATACAATTATTACTATTATTATTATTATTAATTATATTGCACTTGTATTTTGATACGTTTGCACTTGTATTTTGATACGTGTGCGAACTATCATCGGAATAGGCAATAATTTCGTATGCTTCACCAATTCGGAATGCAGGGAAACTTCCAGCTTGATTCTTTACGACGTGTTTTTCGAGAAATCCAAATGAACATAGTTTATCCAATCTATCCACCAACGCCTGTTGCTTGATGTTAATAATTGGCAAATCATCAATTATAACCGAATACTTAACATAGCAAAACGTCTTGTCATCGACAATGTACTTTATGATTTTCTTTCTGTTCATAAAGTCGGAAATTTCACGAAGTATAATAAGGTCAATGACATCTATTGATATTAACTTCGCTTTACCATTGTGCATTTCCTCTCTTTGGAATTGCAATACCTTTTCTTGGTTGAAACCTAAAATAGAATATTTCATACTTATAGCAGTTTATTAAAAACCAAATGAGCGATTTACTCGTTGCTGCTATTCAACTTTCAATCGCCCATTTCGGCAAAATTAGTTATAACTTTATCTTTTTACGTTTTGCGCCTAAATAGCAGACAACGCATCAACGTATCTATTTCTTATCGAAAAACATTGCAAAGATACAACTTACATTTTAAATACGCAAACTTTTTAATGTTTTTTTTAAAATAAACTTAGTTGTTTGACAATTCCCCCATTACTCATTTGTATCTCTCCAAAGCATTCTGACGCAAAACGTTTTTCTTGTGCGTCAAAATAATCTTTGTCAATCTCGCATCCCACGTAATCAAAGCCGAGTTTGTAAGCAGCAATACGGCTGCTTCCAGAACCTACCATTGGGTCGAATATTGTTTCGCCTTCTTTGACGTAGTTCTTGAATATCCAAGCATACAAGGCTACACTTTTTTGCGTTGGATGGATTTTCTTTTCTCCATTAGATGCAACGTGTTGTCTGAACATCTTTGCAGGGCTGTCAAAACTCGACCACGCATATTCACACATGGCAAGTGAGAAATCGAACGGCTGCATCTTATCCCATATAAGGAAATGCTTGTTTGGCGGTAATCCGAAATAGTTGCCTCCCCATATAATTTGATTCTTAGAAACACGGAATAATTCGTCAAAGAACTCTTTATCTGGAGTTTTGTTATCCCAGTCTTTCTTTTCATGCTTTTGTCGCACTGGATTAGCGGCTATGCCTATTCCGTAGTTGGGGTCTGCGCAAGCAAGGTCGAAGTAATTGTCTGGCAATTCCTTCATATAAGAAACGCAATCCACGTTAAAAACTTCACTTCTTTGTTCCATTTCCATATTTCTTTCTTTTCCCTTTCAACTTGCTTGCATAAAGCAACGCACTTACCTTTGAATAGACGCCAACACGACGAAGTTTCTTTACGTTATCGAAGTCTTCATCTTCAAAGCATTGGCGATACGACTTGTTTAGCATTTGCGGTATTTCCGTTCTTGCAATGCGTTCGTCATCGACCATGCGTGAAAGCATCTCGACTTCATGTTCTGTCGCCTCGCACTCGCCACGCTTGTTCTCGTTGACGATACGTTGAAGCCATTCGCCAAGGTTGTGTTTCTTAGCCATGTGCCGCAAGCTACGAAGATAACCACGACACAAGGCTTGTAGCGTTTCATTGCGTTGCCTATCCATAGCAAAACAATTAGACTACACTAAAACGGAAGTTCACTATCGTCGGCATTATCTCCACTATTTGAAGATTGCGCTTGCTGCGGAATCGGACTTTGCTCTTCTTGTTCTTGCGTTTGTTGTTGAACTTGCGCACCATCGCCATCAATGCGCTGCGCACGCCAAGCCGAAGCCTCCGTGAACCAACGCCCCTGCCATTCCCTTGATTCCACGTCAAAAGAAACGTTGTAATTGCCGCCAACCACGATTCCCATTTGGTTGAACCTATCGTCACCCATCACGGTGAATGCGACTTTACGTGGGTATTGACCGCTCGTCTCGCCAATGAACGTATGGCGAACATAGGTATTGCCGTTCTTCTTGGATTCAAAACTCTGCGGCTCTAAAACACCGATAACCTTTACTTGTAATTCCATAATAAAACTCCTTTTTTCTAAAAACTTGATTTAATATAAATTGATAAACACTTTAATTATCGTACCTAACGAACTTGTCTGGAACGCACGTTAGCTTTTGTATCAAAAGTTCCGATTCTTCACGACTATCAAAGCACGATGCCGAAGACTTGTCGACGTATGACACGACAACCTCCGAACTCAACAACCAACCATTCAAGGGTACTATCCTCAAGTACATCTTGAACAAGCCAAAGAACAACTTTCGATATACACGAAATTCAATGCGTGAAGACAACACCTTGCCATTGATGTTGGTCTTCATTACGACTATATCCTTGCTTATGCCGAACTTCATACCCTCATCCACGCCTTGTACAACCTATCATGCTGGTCTAACCCAACATTCCAAACCATATCGCCACCGAAGTAAACACGAAAGAACTTGTCACCATCATTGGGATGGTTTATCGCAACTATACGTCGCAAATCCACCGTCACCTTGTGACCTTGAAACAATATCACCAACTTATCCTTGTTCATTTCCTCATTCATAGTTTATACACTTTCACTTGATTTAACCACGTTCTTTTGCCACGTCTTGCGTTAAAGCACCATAAGCCCATAACTTACCCACAAGCAACAAGAAAATGGCTTAGAACGAAAATAAAAGGCATTTCACGCAAAGACTAATACTTGTCACTCATTTTGTCATCAACATACTTGCATATCCTTTCCCACGAACGTGCATTGTGGATATGGTAGCAATCATCGCCAGAGGCACCAGCGCAATAAACACGACGATTCACGTAGTCAATGCTTTCTATCATGTCAAGATTCAACGCAACAGGCAAATTGCCATCGCCAACGAATATCCTAATGAAATTAGCCATAAGAAGAAAGAAAATTAATATTGCTTGCCATGCTTCGAAGGACGTGACTCGTTGTAGCGCATCTTATTCTCAACATGCCATACCAACTTAACACCCATGTCCTTTGCCCAACATTCAACGAAACTCAAAGCACTACCAAGAACAACGTCCAAGGGAAATATGTCGCTATCCACGCTACATAACATACTGCATAACATGAATGCCTTCTCCGTGAAAGAACGATTCCTTACCTCGTTGTACTCCTCTACCATAGAAACGCCAAGATAATCGTCATTGAACTCAATGCCAAACACGCCACACATGTCGTAAAGGCGTATCATCACGTCCGCCATCTCATCCTCCACCGTCTCCTTAACGTAACTAACGAAAGTTTCCGACCAACAAGATTCAACGATAGAAGAACCATAATCCGACAAAACCTTGTTGAATGAATGTAAATCACAATGACGATTCCTACGGTCTGCCTCAACCATCTCCGACACCTCCGTAACAACAAGCATCATACAATGCTCAACACTCAATTCCACATCATGAAAACCATGACGACAAGCACAACCATGCGCACGCTTAATAAACTCATTCGTTCGTTCCAACATAATAGTAACTAATTTAAATTAAAAAACAATTTTATAAATAAGATTCCTACTATATATAAGATACCACTTTTAATATGGTAACTACTATATATAAGAAAAACACTTGCAAATATATAAACTTATTTTGAATATAACTATAATCTATCCTATATTTAACATTTTATTAACTATTATATGGTTACTATATTAATAATAGTTACTATTTTTAATTGGTAAACCATATATATAAAGATAACCATATATATAAAGTATATATATTACGCATACGCATACACGCATATATACGCACACGTATGAGCACGAACACACGTATAAGAACACACGAACTTGATTTTCACCTTTCCAAAAAATTCAAAAATTCAATTTTTCAAAATTTTAATTTCAAAAAAAATTCGTTTCGAAAAAATTTCTTTTTAAAAATTGGGTGTTTGCACCATACCAAAATCCTTACATTTTTGGGGCGGGGGGCCGGGGGTGGGTTGGGGGTGGGGGGGGTGGGGGTTGTGGTG